TCTGAAGGTTTATATCCTTTTTTAAATCTTCCTTTTTCTGAACCTTCCAAATATTTATGTCCTTTTATAAATTGTCCTTTTTCGTTTCTCATAATTAAAATTCCTCTAAAACTGGGAGAATAGCACAACGACAATTTGGATGCGCAGGTGGGCTGTCCCCTCCAGTTGAAAAACTATCATTTAATAATACTTGTTGTTGGTCAACCTCCCGACAAATTTCACAAGCATCAGGTTCGGCCAACCATTCCTTTTTTGAAACTACACCTGACTGTTTATAAGCCAATACATCGGCTTGATTATGGGCTTCTATCACTTCCGTTCTTGCTATTCTTTCTGCTTCCCAACTCTTCCTATCTTGGAATATCTCGCTCACTCTGTTTTTTAACTGTGGCACTCCTTCTCCTGCAACAACTCCCTCACCCAAAGCTTCTCTGAGCGCCGCCTGCGTTGTTTCATTGACTTCTGAAGCGAATCTAAACGCTTTCCCATCTATAAAGTCTATTACTTTCTGGTCAACCAGGAATGTCGCCCCCACTAATTCTGCCGCTACATCTCCACGTCTTGATACTATATCTTCAAACATGGGGAATGATAGCTTTGCAAATAAGTCTACTTCCTCTGACCAGTTTATTATATCTCCTACATCTTTTTGAAAGTTTTCATCTACAGCGTCCTTTATTCTTTTTTCTTGGGCCTTTAATAAATTAACTACGAATGCTTTAAACAGAACCTCATCTTCACGCATCAGCGCATCGTGTCGTTTCCAGATTTCATCTTTTTTATCTTTTAAAGATTTTGACTTTTTTAGTTGCATCATCAGTAATGTTGTCAAGGCCTTCGTTGCTTTTATTTTTCTCTTTAGCATTCTCTTTCCTGTCAACATTTTCTTCTTCATTTCTTTCTGCCATTTGTCTTCTCTGGCTTTTCGCCATTGCTTTTCATTTATCGTACCAATCTTCTTTGGCGTTGCAGTTCCGATTGAAGCCACGTTGAACGGCAAATACAAATCCCAGCCACCTGGTATTGGAGACAGCCCCTCTTTCTCTCTTACCTCGTTTATCACCATCCAATTATTGCTTAAAGCTGAGGCATATTCTGTTGTTACCTTTTCTCTATCTTCTGGTGTTGGGTCATCATAGTCTAGGAATAGGTCGTCACTGAACTCTGATACTAAGAATTCATTTAATCTACCAGCCAGTTTTTTCATCTTTGGCTCAATGGTTAGGCTCAAAAATGTATAAATTTGTGCTTCAGCTTCAGCCCTATTCATTCCTTGCATACCTATGATTGCTTTACCGACACCGAACGCTCCCAATATCTGTTCAATCATGCTGGCTGTAAGCTGTGAAAACTCCATCTCCCTCATTGTTTTATTCATCTCAACAATCTGTGCATCTCCTTCTAAGAATCCAAACTTATGGGCATTCTTTATGCCTCCATAATCGTCGCGCATTCTCTTTTTGAGTTCTTCCTTTTCTTCTTTGGGAACTTTACTCTTAGATATTATCCAAAAGTCTGGCCTGGCGTTATTATAAAAGAAATTCTTGTTCCATCTTGTTGAGTAAACTAAGTTTGAGATTATATCCATTGCAGGCTTAGTTACCGGCATCCCGTAGATAGAACTTCTTGGATTGGTTTCTTTAAAATGTATGACATCTTGTGCAGGTAATACTTGCGCCGTTGCCCCTGTCCTGTATATATAGCTCTCCACCGTTCCATCACTCGCCAACTTTATCTCTACCCAATCTGGTCTTAATGGCCACAACTGCATTACTTGGTTTCCTGTCTTAGCCCTTAGCTTTACCCAATAGGCATTCCCGGATAACTCAATAAATGTTTGCGTTGCCTCTAAAAACTCAAATCCTGACATCATAGGATTTGGTCTCGCTAATAAATCTAAGACCGGGCTATTATCTATTTCAACAACCTTAGTACCTCGTAGTTTGTATAGTCTGAAATTTATGTTGGCTAGATTCTGAGAGATTACTTTAACGCATCTATAAACTAACCAACTAAACTCATAGGAATCAAAATAGTCCTTATCAACAGGCATTCCTGTGGTGGTTTCGCCTATTGAGTTAACAAGGCTTACCCAATATGATTTTTTAAATATGTTTATGAATTTGATATTACTTCCCTAATTTATTAAAAATATCTTCTTGTGGCATATCTTTTAAGTCTTCGTTCATTTTTCTATTCCATTCTTTCAGCCACTCCCAAATGATTTTAAATATGTTCCTCATATGAAGTCTAACGATAATCCTGTTCTACCGGCCCGGGTGTAAACCGCGCCACGGACAGCATCAAGAAAATGGTCGTTAAATTTTACTGGCTCTTTATCTGTTGGCTCTCCTTTTTGTTCTTGCCATTTATATCCTTTGATTTCCTTTTGGGCGTTTACTGAATCTTTTGTTATGTAAAACCCTCTTGATTTCAATTCGTCTATTCCTTTATTGACCGACCCCTTAGGTTTAGCTGTTTTTATGCAATTAAATCCAGCTTCTTGTATCTCTTTGATTCTTGATGGGTCTTCAGCATCTGCCAGAATCTCTTTATCTTTTGGTATTTCCAATTGCTCCATTCTGGCTATTAAATCTCTATTGGTTAATCGCGTTTCATAAATAACTTCTTTTGCATAAATATCTCTATCATTTTCTATAATCCTTGATAAGCACGATGGGCTGTTATAGCCGAAGTCTAATCCGTAATATTCTTCTCCTTCCGGCAATTCATCGCATAGCTTCCAATGAGTGAATACAAGGTTCTCTATCAGCCCCATTATTCCAAGCCCATAAATCTTCCACAAGTTAGGGTCAGCGTCTTTCAGTCTCTCAATCTCATTTATTGTGGCTTGGTCTAGAAACGGATTGTCTTGGTATGTTGAATGTATTATCGCGACATCATTCCTTGTCTTAATTCTATTTTCAATCCAGTGATACTGGTCATGAGATGGGTTCAAGTCCATAAATATCTTGCCTGTTGTTCTCAAAGAAAGTTGAACGAAGTCATCATAGTCAAATTCATTCGCCTCATTCATAAAAAGATATTTCCTTTTCCTTCCTTTAATCTTATCCGGTTGGTCAACCGATATGAATTCACACTCTGAGTCTCCAATCTTATAGCTAAGGTCTGACTTGTTGTGGTTACTCTGGTTATATATCCCAGTATCTCTTAGAATTTCTAAATAATCCCTATAAGCAGAAGCTCTTAATGCTGGAAGAGTCTTTCTTGCTATTGTAAAAAGTGCTGTCTCGCGGTACTGAAGGGCAATAAATAATTGGCAAATAGAATAAGTTTTTGTACTGCGCGACGACCCTTCATTAATCAAAATTCTATTCTTTGGATTCTCCAGTGCCTTCAGGTTCTTCTCTAAGATCTCGCTTGACTTCAGGTTCAGTTTCATTTTTCTTTATTATTTCAAATGCTATGCTGTTAATTTTTTCTCCCTGGGTAGATACATCCAAACTTTCTTTTGCTTTGCCCAATCTTCTATCATAAATATCTTTATAGTATTGATAGTTTCCAGCTTTTGCTTCTGCTATGGCCTTGTTAATAAGTTGCACGTCTATATCGTGTAAGTCTTTTATAATATCAGGGTTTGCCTGTGCTATTTTTTTAACAGCTTTTTTCCATAAAGTATTAAAAGATAGTGTTCCTTTCTTTTTTCCTCTTTTATTCCCAGACTCTCCTGGTTTAAATTGTGTATCTTCTTTTGGCATCCTGATTTTTTCCTGCAAGTTAGGTTATTTTTTCAGCTTGGCGTTCTTTAAATATGGTTTTATTTTCTCTATCTCAATTTTGTATAAATATAGCTTCGCCCTTATTATTAATAAAACCTTTTAGACCCAAAGCCCCGTTCAGTGTTCTCAATGCCATTTGCCTTATCTCTTTTATTTCTTTTTTATTCATAAAAAAACTCCTAATTACAAGGAGCTAAAACTTCTTTTGAAATAGACATAACACATAGCTGTTTTTTTATATCCATAGCATTTTTTTTATTCTACTACTGAATCTTTAATTTTACAAATAGAGTTATCCACAGGTTTTGATCTCTCTAAAACACACATCTTTTTACACTTTTTACAAATACTATAATTACCTTTCCTCTTAGTCCTGGCCCTGCAACAATCAGACCTAAGTTGGCGTAAACCCTTCATTTTATATATTTCTTAACAGTTTCTAAACAATCAGCCCAAAATGCAATGCCACCCTTCTCGCGAACCCTCTCAATAAAATCTAACTGCTCCTTGCTTGGATTCTTACCTGGCATCTTAACCTCCACAGCGATAAAATGACCTTTATGTGTTAGGCCTATAATATCTGAAATCCCTTTCTCACCAAAAGACAAGGGAATATAGCTATTCGTTTTTTTCTTCCATATTCCCACATTTCGATGTTTAAACACCAAACAGCCCTTTAATCTCAAATAATCCATTATTGCCTTTTGAATATCACTTTCTTTCATATTTTTTTCTACAATTCTGCTCTTCAATTCTGCTCTTCAACCTATATATACGTTGAAGAGCTGAAGAGCAGAAATAAATTCTGGTTTACAACCACTTTAGGTGGTTGATAAACACAGAATATGATTGCTTTTTCCCCCTTTGTTTGAAGAGCTGAAGAGCAAGTTGGTTTTCCCTTAGTAAACTGCTCTTCAACCCTATTTTGAAGAGCTTGAAGAGCATAAATAGTATATTTTGGTATTATGCTTCAATTTGTCTCCATTTCTAATCTCTCCTTCTTCTGGGAGCCTAAAATTTACCCTTTTTTGCTCTTCAATCAGTATTTTGAAGGCTGAATAGATATTTGAAGACTTCCCTATTAGCTCTGTTATCTCGGACATAATATACTCTTCTCCAAACTTCATCTTAGATAAAATGGCGTTTATAGTCTTCTCCAGCGCGCTTTCGGCTTTCTCGTCAAACCCTGCAAACTCAAAGTACGTCTTATTCTCAAAAGGATTATTCCAAACATTAACAGCGAACCTATCAAATCCGGTTCTTTTACGTCTTTTCATCTGCTCTAACACTATTTTTATACCCTTTAAGCCTTCTCCATCATCTATAATAGTTATATCCTTTGTAGTGATCAATAAATGAGATGCCGTCTTTCCAATAATATCTGTGGCACCCCTACTACTTGATTGGCTCATAATCTCTCCCTTCTGAAGCTTTCTGTGATGGTGTAAGAATAAAATAGTACAATCACATTCATTGGTAATCTCCAATAGTTTCTTGTTCACAACATTTGCTTCGGCATTGTCGTTCTCACTCTTACTCGGGGCCATCATACTGTATGTATCAAGCACCACTAATTTATAGCCCTCCGTTCTTATTATGTCCTTTATCCATTTAAAATCATCATCGTTAAAAATATTAAATGTCTGAGCATAATGAAAATTAAGGCCGTCAATCTCCTTGCCTACAATGGTTTGTGTCCTATCTATAATATCATCTTCAGACATTTCCAAATCAATCACCAGTGTTTTAGACTGTTTAGTATCAAATTCTCCTAAGAATTTTTCTCCTGTAGAAATGGCTTCTACCATTTTTAACATAAGCAAGGATTTTCCTTTACCCGAGTCTGAAGTCAGTGCGTTTATAGCTTTCTCTACTATCATTCCTTGCAATAAAAATGGATTAGGATTTGGTGTTTTCTTTAATATCTCATTCAAAGATATTATTTTATGCTCTGCCGGAGGATTTTGTTTTTCTTCAATATCCCATTTCATAGGTTCTGCACAATAAGTCTTGCTAAAAATCCCCTCCTTTATATCCGGCCTATTCCACTTCTCCCTCATAAGCCCTGAGTTCTTAAATATCCTATCCACTGTGGCTGTATTATTGCCACAAAAGAACATTAAAGATCCTACAAGACTTAAATCAGCCTCTGATTGGGACCTATAATACTTCTTCCATTCGCCATTATATAAATCTTTTACTCTGACACCATTCTTACTTTTAAAAGCAACTTCCAATATTTTATTATCGCCAGGAAGGAGTGTGTCCGAGAGTGTTTGCGGCAATATTTTAGGCTCTTCCTTTATCAAGGACTTATGCCATTTCAAAAAGTACTCCGGCTCATAGGTTTTTAATTCCTTATATTCTCCATACACATTGCCCGTAACAGTGAAATATCTACCCGTTACATATCTTTCAATAGCATCTCCTTCTTTCTGATTCTCTATATAATGTTTTGCTCCTTTAAAATCTACTTTACATAATAAAAATATATGTAAGCCTGTACCAGATGGAGATATTTCAATATAGCTTGGGAATAAGTCTATAATTTCTTTTGCCCATTGTTTTAAAGTAAACCCATCTTCTTGAAAGCAATGATCTAAATCTATTCCCACTACTCCTTCATTAAAAACATATCCTATCCCATTAAATTGGTCTGAAAATTTTTCTACATAATTTTTTATTGTTTCAAAATCATTCCAGGTTTTGGGATTAGTGCTTGATGCATGTTGGGCTGTGTTAGAATAAGGAATCTTAGTCCATTTATCTTTTACCATTTCCTTTTTCCAAAGAACCCATTGTTTTTGTTCTTTTAATTGTTCTGGAAAGTTAGTGTAGCTCATATTATTTCATCAGCTCATCAATAATAATACTGCACTTATATCTGTCATTGGAGATATTTTTTTGACCTTTAGACTTTAAAAAAGCAATTTGTTTTTTTGTTGGCTCTTTTCCTTTCATCGATTGCTTTCCAAAAAATTCTCTTTGTTCTGCTTTTATTTTTTCTTTTTCTGCTGGTGTCTTTTTTTCCCATTCTTCTGCATATTTCATAATCTCATAAAACTCTTTTAATTGAGTTTCGTTATCAATAGTCTTAAAATACTTATCCCATTGCGCGTTAGTATTTTCTAATCCCCAGCGTCTTTGAATTTCCAGCTTCTTTTGTATTAGATAAATAATATCGTCTGCATATTTTTCGCCTTTCCTCATATAAAATAAAATAGCGTTAAAAACAACGCCTTTATACCTATCCTCAAAATGGCTTAATAGTTTTAGATTTTTTTCTTCCATATTTGGAAAGATGTTTCAGGGCAGACCTGGCATCTTTTGTAAGTTACCAGGTCAGCTCTGAATACAAAAGATTATTAATATTATATTTATTATATGTTATCAAAAAGGTATTGCAAGGGTTGAGTTATCCACAGGTGGGGTGTTGACAGGGTTTAATGCATTTGCTAACATACGGTATAAACTATTAAATAATAATCATGAGTAGAATAAAAACAGAGAGAAACAATTTAGTAATTGAGGATATAAAAAAGGGAGAGTATTTAGTGGACATTGCTAAAAAATATAATGTCAGTCCCTCAATGATTAGCAAAATAAAGCGTAAATATTTAAAGGTCGTTGAGTCTGCGCCGGCAGCATCCGGTAAAATAAAAAACAAAAAAAGAAATAAATAATATGGAAAACACATCAACAAAGCTAAGATTACCAACGTTCCTATTGGCATTCTTTCTGGGAACGCTTGGGGTTCACAGATTTTATGTTGGAAAGGTCGGCACCGGCATATTCCAACTGATTCTATCATTATCATTTATAGGACTGTTCGCAAGTTCTATTTGGGTGTTGATAGACTGGATTATGATTCTATCAGGAACATTCACAGACAAAGAAGGGAAAAAAATTACAACTTGGACAAACTAAAAAATTAATTAAATAAAACTATGTCAGAAGCTAAAAAAATAATTCAAGGTTATATAGATAGGGGTATAATAAGAGAAGCGCCCTTAACCTGGCAACAGGTCAATGGGATGGTAATAACTGTTATTGCTATTATCACCATAGTTTTTGGGATATGCTTTGCTATTTTAACAATATGATTGGATATCCATCTATAGAAGATATTCCAGAGATAGAATATTTAGAAACTATAATGCCTGACGATGATGAAGATTTAGAAGAATTTAATATAGACGAAGAATAAAATATTGGACGCTACTGCGAAAAGGATAGGCGACCCAGTAGCAAATAAAAATTAATAGTTAATATTTAACACTTATGAAAAACAAACAAAAAGCAAAAGTAGTTATCCCAGCAGTATTAGAGAAACTAAAGCTCAAAGATTGCTCCGTTATATTTTATAATGGAGTCGACGAAGGGTTTGGTACCAGCATTACCATAAACGCAACTTCACCTGAGATAAAGGATAAAATTTCCGAATGGGTTAAAAAAAACAATATTGGCAAAGATACTCCGGGGATTGCAAAATTTAAAGAATATCAGTCCGAGGACAGCGATGAGGTAACTATTCAATATTCCTTCAAGATTACAGACTTTACGAAATTTCTTGGAACTAATGGCCTTGTTCGTGAGGATCTTGGGTATGGAGCGGTTATTGACCTTATTGCAAATCCATTCGCGTATAAAAATAAATTCGGCGAGGGAATCTCTGCATCATTGTCTGCGGTTCTTATAAAGGAGAAGGGAAAAACTGGAGCTGATTCAGATATGCAATCACTATTGGATGATATGGAAATGGAAAATCCAAAAGAATCAATAGAACCCTTGGACGCTTTTAAAAGTTAAATAGTTGGACTGACCTATCCCAGTCCATTATTGACAATAGAATATGTAATTTGGTATAATTAGATAATTCTTGGCGGGGAACTAATTAACTATCGTGCCCCCTCAACCCGCCAAGGTAAGGGGGCTTTAAGTTTATAAAATTATGCCAACAGGAATTTATATAAGAACAGAAAAACATAAAAAAAATTGGTTCAAAAAAGGACAATTGAATATATTGAACGACCCAATAATAAAAAAGAAAATGATTGAAGCTAAGACAGGAATGAAATATGAACCATTCTCAGAAGAACATAAAAGAAATATAGGTAAGGCAAATAAGGGTAAGAAGCATACAAAAGAATATAGCGATATGTGTTCTTATATGGCAAAAACTGGGATAATTGGGATGAAGGGTAAAAAACACACAGAAGGAACAAAAGAAAAAATGAGGCAATGGCATATTGAAAACCCAAACAGAAAATTTAAAGACACAAGCATAGAATTAAAAGTAGAAGCAGAGTTAATAAGAAGAGGAATAAATTATCAAAAGCAAGTTCCATTATGTAAGATAGCGATTGTTGATTTCTACTTACCAGAATACAGAATAATTATACAGGCAGATGGAGATTATTATCACAGATTTCCCGAACATATAAAAAAAGATAAATATCAAGATTTAATCTTAACTTTTAATGGATTTAATGTTTATAGATTTTGGGGAAAAGAGATAAACAAAAATATATCAAGTTGTATTAATAAATTAAAACTTAAAACTTAAAACTTATGGATACTCAAATATTAAAAATTGAAGGCCAAATTAAAAACGAAAAGCAAATTACAATCATAACTGGTCAAGAAGACGTTCAGTTTTGTATGGATCAGAACCGAAGGGTTAAAAGAATAATTGATTTGTTAGAAAATATAAGATTAGACGCAGTAAGGGAAATACTTTTATCTAAAAAAAGAATTGATGATAAATACAAAATAATAGAATCGCCACTGTTATCCATAATATCTAACAATAAACAACTATTAGAAGCCTATCTATTTTTGCAAGAGCAACAAAAGGCTAAGGAATTAAAAGAAGACACGGGCTTCAGTAATAAAGAATCCAAGAACCTATCTAAAATAGAAACCAGGCAAGAGTCCGGCGTAAGTTACAGGACTGATTATGAAATAGAGATAACCGATATAGAAAAAGTTCCTGCCAAGTATATTATTAAGTCTGTAGATGAAAAGTTAGTTAAAGAATATATGAAAGATGGAAAGAAATCTATTCCAGGACTAAATTGTGTAGAGAAAAAGATAATTATAAATAGGTAATATGAAAATATATGTTTCCGGAAAATATAGTTCAGATAATATAATTGACGGATTAAAGAACATTAGGGAAGGAATTAAAGTTGCAGCTCTACTTATTAAGATGGGTCATATCCCTTTCTGCCCGTTTTTGGATCATCAGTTCTTCTTTTATGAGGATATTACTATAGAAGAGATTCAAAATTATAGCTTATCTTGGCTAGAAAATTGTGAGGCTATATATGTTATGTCCGGATATGAAAATAGTAAAGGAACATTGAAAGAAATTGAGGTGGCTAAACAGAAAGGAATTAAAATTTATTATTATTTAAAGGATATAAAATGAAGTATCTGTCTCTTTTCAAAAGAAGACGGAGAGCCAAGTTTTACAATTACCAAAACAGATATTCATGGAGTTTCAGACGGAATGCGAATCCGCCGCCTAACCCCCACCGAGTGCGAAAGACTTATGAATTTTCCAGATGGATGGACAGAGTATGGAACGGAGGGAAAAATTTCAGATACCCAGCGTTATAAATGTTGTGGGAACGCAATCGTAGTAGCAGTTGTTAAAGAAGTAGTAAAAAGATTATATGAAAAATAAAACAATATACAACTTTCGCAGGTCAGACTTCACAACCTTCTGGTTTGATCCAGCTAAATTCGTACAGAAGTTTCTGCACCCAGAACACTTTAATCCCAGTGAGGCTATGCAATTTGGTACGGCCCAGCACGCCATAAGAGAGAAAGAAAATGGTAAGTCAGGAGAAGTCTATATAGAAATACCTTTGGGAGGTCATTTAGTACACGGAACGATTGACTTCTATGACGGAGAAGAGGTAGTAGATTATAAATATTCTCAAAAGATAGATGTTTATAAGCCTTACGTTCCTCAAATCGGTTTCTACCAATGGTTGGTCTGGAAGAAAGATAATAAATTAGTTACAGGCCGGCTAGAGTTTGTAGAGGTCGACTACAACCCATTTGCAGACGTAGAATTTACCTTAACTGGGATTGTAATAAATTATAATTTCAAAGCTCCCACAATAGCAGATTTAAAAAAGTTTGATAACAAGGTATTATCTTCAATGAAGCAAATGATTTACCTAATAGAGAAAGAAACAAACAAACCTAAAAGGCCAAAGCTAAAATATACTAAAGAACAGCTAAAAGAAATGTCTGTGGATCTAACAAGCGATATGAGAACAATCAATATGGTTAGGAAAAAGAGCAAGGAAGTGCTTTCTGCACAAGATGAGATACGAGTAGAGGATATACCTTTTTAGTAATACTCACTAGAGGATGTGGGGGTGTGAGGGACATTAACTGTCTTTTAGGCACAAAATCCTTCCAACCCTCCTCCGGTGATTAATAATTAAAATCAATAATATGGAAAACAAAATATACCAAGAAGAGTCAGTAATAATCATAGCACCCTTAAAGGC